GCTACGGCCTGGTGCTGTTGCATATGCTGCTGCAGGACTTGTCCGACCTGCTGGAGCTGCATCTGCGCGGATTGGTCCCCGGACTGAACCCGCATCATCAGCTCCTGCATCGACGGGTCCTCGCTGGCGGTCTGGTGGACGCCCATATGGGCCGTATGATCCTGTTCGGGAAGCACGCCCGGATCGGACATCTGAGATATCATGCGCTGGTTCTCGAGCTGCGCAGCCCGCTGCGCTTCGATGTTGGTGTCGTCGATCATCAACTTCTCGACGTCGTGCTGACGCGAAGCCGCGGCGAGGCGCTTGTCCAGCTCCATCTTGTCAAAGTTCTGAGAGGCATTAGCACGGTCGTAGAATTGGAAAAAGTTCTCCTTCTCGAGCTCCTCGATCAGCGGCTGCATGCTGCCGGCTTGCACTTCGATGCGATAGTTCCAGAGGAAGTCGGCCGATCTCAGCGCGCGCACAAACTTCTCTTCCCCGTCGGGGGCCACATTGATAGCGAAGTTCTCGGGGGTGAACTGCGGGCTCGCCATGATCTGGAAGCTGTTTCTGGTCACGGCCTCATAGGCACCGCTTACCTTCGACTCCATCCAGGCCAGGCCGGTAGCGGAATCGGCGGCATCGAGCGCGTTCTTGGTCGCCGACTGCACGGACCCGCTCGCGCCCCCTTGCGACTGTCCACTGATGGACGCGGCGTCGTTGTAGAGCGCGGTGGCGCGGTCCTCCAGCGCATATTGCGCCGCCGGCACCCCACCGAAGGTGATCTCCCGCACCGCAGTGTTGACATCGTCGACATCGTGCCAATCCCCGTCCCTGCCCTTGCGCAGCCCTTCCTTGAGCTCGGGGTTGTTCTCGGATTCGGCACGTTGCACCAACCCCTGGCGCGCGGAGCGCTTCATATCGTTTGCCTGCCGGCTGACGCTCTCGACCCGCAGGAGCATGAGGTCGGTCAGGAGCTCGAGGTGGGAGCTCGAGTAGAAAGAGGCGTAGTGCATGCCGAACTTGATGGGAATAAAGGGGAACCCATTCTCAACCAACCACCCGGAAGCGTCTTGTCCGGCGCCGAGGTCGAGCTCGGGCTCTTGGGTCTCGGGGTTGATTATCGGTTGCCCGGCTGAGTTGATACGCTGCGGGAACATCTGCTTGCGGAACGGGTGCGGCTCGGACTTGATCTCCTCCTCGACTTTGTCGGCGAAGGTGATGAGCTTCTTGTTCTCGCGATCGTGGATGCGGGATATTTGGATGTAGTCGCCGTTGTCGATGGCCGCGCGCAGCGCGTCCTGCTCGGGGTCGGCCGCGCCGCCTGAGTTCATCACTTCGCCGTGGCCGAGATCGTATTTGTTGTTGGGTGCGGCGCTGCCGGCGGCGTCCTTGATAGCCTTCTTGTTCTTGATCCCGTCCTCGTCGAGCAGATACTTCACCGGGACCCACATTTTCTCCCTGATGTATCGCGCGTGACCGAATTTGTGCGGGGGGCACATCGGGTCGAGCTGGACAAACGCCGGCGGAACTCGGCTCACGGCGGTGAGGTCCTCTTCCATCGCGTCGTTGGCGACGTAGGGGGCTATGATCTCATCTCCGGGCGGGTTCACATCGATGCGCAGCCATCCGACCGGTGTCGTCAGAGCGTCGTAGATAGCCTGGTGCACATGGTCCTTGGTACACATAAGCTCCAACAACGAAGCTGCACCCCGCTCGAGTAGTTCCTCGATTTCCAGGGTGCCTTCTTGATCTCGCACGGTGAAGAACAGCTTTGGATAGTTGAACGCGATCGATGCTATCTGCTGGCGCAGGAGGGTCGCGAAGAGCGGCAGCTTGATAACCTCGTCCACATCGAGGTCGCGGATCCGCTCGCCGAACTTCATCTCGATGTGGTTGTAGGTCTTTTGCCACTGATCGAGTCGGCCCTTGTAGAGCCTGTCGAGCATCTCCATTTCGGAAACCCAAAACTGGCGCTCTTTTTTACTCAGCTCGGCCATATTTTCCTTTGCGGGGGGGGGAGAGAGCCGCTACAACCCCCTCCCCCGACCAGGCGCCGTCAGGTTGGAGACCAGACCTCGCGCCATAAACACAAAAACGGCGCCGCTACCGGTGGTAGCGACACCGCGTGAAAAAGGTGAGGAGGTTCTCCCTGCTTAGGGGGAGGTTCTCCCTACTTATGGGGAGGTTCTCCCCCACTTAAGGGGATCGCCTCCAAAGTACTACAGCTCGGGGCTGTAAGTCAAGTCGAATCTACATCTTGTGCCTCGCCTTGAGTCACCTGGGCAAGGGCATTGAACGCCTTGCCGGCCCAGCGGTTGCTGATGGCGTAGCAGGTATCTACCAGGGACTCGACGCCGGGGTAGGTCCTGCGCTGCAGGTTCTTGGTGGGGTCGTCCGGGTCGGGAATCGGCTTGCCGTCCTCGTCGAGCACGTCCTCGTCGACGTATTTGCGCAGCTCTCCAGGTAGCCCGGACTTTTTGATTGCCTCGAGGATGAGCTCTCGAGAGAACCCGACCCCGGCGGCGACGTATTCCGACAACTCCGGGCTGGGAGCGGACTCCTCCTCCGGTGGCGGGCTGATAGTCAAGCGATCCATCTCCTGCTCTGCCAGATCATTCTCGGTCATTCCGGTGGTCTCCCTGGTGATCCTTCTACGTAAGTAACTGTATTCTCGTTCTTTATGCGCTGTCTCTCAGCTTGCTCGTTGATCTCTCGCATGCGCTTGAGCTGATCCCTGGTCTGCTCGGGGACCTTCCATTGCTCGGTGCCCGGAGGACCATTGCCGCTGCCCTCGACCCGCTCTCCACCCATCTCGCGCAGCTTATCTCTGATGTCCTTGGGACTCGACATTATGCTCCCCCCGGATGATCTTGGCGAGTTCGTAGTACAGGTCAACCCCTATTGTGCCCTTATATTTACGCTTGTCCCACCACTCCTCGATATCCGCCCGTAGCTTCTCGTCCCGTGGGTCTACAGGGTCAGCCCCGAATATTTTGTCGGTGAACTCTCCGGCGAGCCTTCTAGTTCGGCACTCGAGCCCGTACGGTCCACCGGATGGTTCAGTCATTATCGCTTCCCTGCCAGCCCTCTGCTGGTAAGATTCATCAGCCATATCTGCCGGACTTCTTCGCCGGCGTGAGTAGTTGCAGGATGGCGTCTCCTGAGTCGATCGGGGTGTCGTGGACAATGCGCTTGCGCGGCTTGTAGACGTGATTTATGCCGTATCTGAGCCCGTCTGCGGGGTGATCGTCGCCGCCCTTCTCGACGTCCTCGGGGTCAGCTGTCGAGCGTGATACGGTGCCGATAGACGATACGACGTGCTGGGTGCGGCCGCGGAAAAAATGCAGTCGGTTGGAGTAGAGCAGGTCCTTGCAGTTCCGCCAGCCGTTGATCCGGTCCATGTTGGCTCGGGTCAGGTGCAGCCCTTCCTCCCGGAATGAATCCGCCGGCGAGCGCGACAGCGCGGCTTCTCCTGGCTTCCTCTTCGTCCACATATCGTGCGGCGCCATGATCTGCGACACCCGCTGCCCGGCGATGTAGGGGCAGTTGGCGATCATCGCCTTTATCGCGCGAGCGTGATCCAGGCCCCCAGCACCAGCCCGATAATACTCGTCCACCACCCATACGTCATCATCAAAATCAGTTGCGAGGATACCGCACCAAGTAGCATTCTCCTCACCGTAGTCCAGGCACGCCGTAAGGCGCCAACCTTGGGGGATGGCGAAGGGGTCGACGGTGCATTTGACCTCGTCGAACATCGCGAAGTAGTTGCCGATAATCGCATTCCAGTCTCCCAGCTTCCAAGCGCGCACCAGCTCCGGGTCTCCGAGCCCCTCGAGGCGATCGGGGTAGTCCGGGTCGTTGCGTAGGCCGATAAGGTTGTCCTGCAGGCGAGCGGGGATGAACATGCGGATCATCTTTGACTTAGGGTCGCGCATGGGTTGCATGCCGAGCGGATAGCTCCCGATCCCGAAGTATTTCTTGAGCTCGTTGTGGCAATGCCCTCCGGGGTTGCCGGTGGCGCGGATGCGCTTGGAGTGCGCTGCGCCGCGCAGCCTTGCCTTCATGCGCTTGTAGGGCGTCATCGTGCGCATCTCCGGGAGCTCGTCCCATCCTATCCAGGAGAAGCTGTGGCCCATGTAGCGCGTGTAGTCGGTCTCGGACTCGAGGTGTCGTAGGCGCAGGACAGCTCCGCTATGCGGCCAGTTCCAGGTGCTCTTGCCGACCAGGTATTCACCGCCGGTCGAGGGGTAGATCTCGTTCGAGCGGTCGATGATCTCCTCGAGCTCGGGGTGGGTCTTGCGGAAGATGATGCCCTTCCAGTTTCGTCCCTGGGATAAATCAGAAGCGAAGTCGCCGA